ATCAAAGCTTTTTGTTTCTTCTTTTGCTACTGCTTCAAAATCATCTCTCTCAAACGCCCCTGCAAAAATATCGGTTTGCGTTTGTTGGGGCCGGTTTACATTTTGGTTTATATTTGCCTCTCTTTGGTCTAAACTTGGTCTGTTGGGGCTTTGAGAGCTTATACTATTTAACTGTTGTTCTTGCAAAAACTGCAATTGGCTTAGTTTTTCGTTTAACTCAACCTCTTGCGTTTTCTCCTCTATGTCTTCTTCTAAAGCAGCAATTCTTGCCTCGCTTAACGCCCTAGAATTAACCGTATGCAAAAAGCTCAAAAAGGCATTTAAAAACACTATTGCTAGTGCTAAATATGTTATTCTCTCTTCTATCTCTTTTGCTTTTTGCTCTGCACTTTTAAGTCTTTTGTCTTTTTTATAAAGAGCATTGTTTCCTAGCTTTGCATTTGCGGCAATAATAGAGTCTAGCCTATTATTAATTTCATTCTTTTTTGCTAGTTCTTCCTCTTTAGCTTCCGCTTTAGCTTTAGCCTCTATTGTATTTAATCTCTCTCTTAATTTTATAAGGGCAGAATGATAGTAGTTAGGCTTTTTTGCATATCTAGCCTCTAGAGCTTTTAGTTCAGAGTATTTTCTAGGAAGATATTGCTTATAATCTACTTTTATATTTTGTAGCTCTCTTGTTAAAATTTCTATTCTTTTATTATTTGCTTCTATCATATTTTTACTAGGGGCGATAATTAAATCATTGCTTTGCTTATCTTCTGCCTGTACAAATTTATTAAATAAAAATTTCCCATTTGCTTCCATGCTCTTAAAATTTGTATAGCTAATAACAAATGCCGCTATTGCCATAGCTATAAATTTCCCTAAACCTCTATATACACTTTCTATAACTGCCTTTTCCGCTGTTATCCCTATAGCTTCCATCCCTATAGGGATAGCTAAAGTGAAAGTAGTAGCTAAAGCTATAGCAACATTTTCAGATACGCCCATATCTAAAGCAAATGCTTTAGAGAAATTGTAAACCCCAAAAACAGATAATGCAACGCTTATAGCTCCTACTGTTAGCCGCATTGCCATAGAGGTTTTACTTAGCATTGTTGTACCTCTAGTGTTAGAAACTTTTAAATAAAGCTTCCATGCAAATCTAGCAAACACTAATACAACTATTGCCATAATTGCAAATTGTATGTTTAGTTCCATTTCTTCCCCTTAAAAAGTTAAAAAAAGAATAATTAATGTAATAGGAATAACTACAAAAATTATAAAAATATAAACTCTCCTAAAGAAGAGCCAAGCGTAAAATTTTATGTAATTTCCGCTATACCCAAAAATTTGATGATAAGACAAAAAGCCCTCTCTATGACAATCCCTGCACAAAGTTACACCATTTTTAAGGTCATACTTTTTGCTAGGATATTTGCTTTTAGGATAAATATGATGAGCTTCTAAGTTATATTTAGAGATGCACGCTTTGCACACACCATCTCTTTTTTTAACTTTTTTGCTCCATAGATAAAGCCTTTTGTCATACATCAATATCGCCTTTATTTGGGAATTCTACATCAATACCAAACTTTTCAGCTAGTAATTTAGCAACTGTTGTATAAACTAAATCAAGCTCATTTTTTTTAAGTTTAGTTGTTGATTCTTTGTTTAAAAGAGCTTTTTGAATAGGTTTCCAAATTAGCTCTTTAACCTGTAATTGCGTCCATTGCACATCTGCTTTAATTACCTTTTTCATATCGTAGCCTGCACTATTTAGAGCCTCTGCTACTTGTTTGCAATATAGGTGTAAAGCTCTGTTTTGTTGCAATGTTCGCTTATTTATTGTTTCATCTTTTAAAAAATAAACTTTTTCTTTGTCGAGAGGTATAAACTCTATTTCGTCGCCTTTTTGCTGCATAATAAACCAATCATTAGCCCTATAAACCAACTGCATTTAAATACCTCTCTACCTCTTTTTTTGTGCTGCCTATATGACAAGGAATAAGCTTTTTAATGTTGTTAGCCTTAACAAATTCTACAGCCTGTTGCACACTTAGATGAGAGTTCATAGCACCTTTTAGATGTGTGAACTCTCCTTTTTCTTCAGCCTCTGCAATTAATCTTAGTGCTTCAACCTCTTCGTGATTACACTCAAGAGTAGCACTATCATAATTTTTTGCACTAATGCCTTTTAAGTGTGCTGTATCGGTTATATGCAAGTGTTTATAACCATCTTTAAAAATCCTATAGCCAATATTTGGCACATCGTGATATGATTTAATTGCTACTATCTCTATATCTTTTATTTTGTATCTCTTACCTATTTGAATAACTGCAATATTTTCTTTAGGAATAGCAATTTTTAAAAGTTCATTTAAAAGATGATTACCGCATACGAACTTTATGCTTCTATTATTTACATAAAGTTTTCTAATAGTATCTTTGTTAAAATGATCGCTATGAATATGCGTAAGTAACACATACTTTATCTTAGATATATCTACTTTTTCTTTTAGAGCTTTAAAAGAGATACCTACATCAAGCAAGATAAAGTCTTCAAATAAGTAGCAGTTTCCTTTACTGCTACTTGCTATAATTTTAAACTGAATCAATATCGATTACCTCTTCTTTTTCTGTATCTTCTTGCGTTGCTGGTGGCTCTGGTTGCTCTATGTAAGACTCTTGTGTTGCTCTATCTTGCATTGCTTCTTTATCTCTCCAGGCTTCATCTTCATCAAATATACCTCCTAAATCCTCTACAAATGTTTCTCTTAATGCTCTAACAAGTGCTACTTTTTCAATCATAGTTGCAGGTTTAGTAGCCCAATTGCTGTTTGGTGTGCCATCTTTTTTAGTTTGTATTGCCTCTTGCAAAGATACTGTAATGTATGTTGGATGCTCCCAGCCTTTTCTATAAACTTTTGCCCAGCCACCTACTACCTCTTCATCTTTAGTATAAAAAGAGCCTTTTCTCTCTTCAATTTTGCCCTCTTTTGTTTTAACAATAATTCCCTGCTCTCTACCATTAAACTCTTTGTGTTTAATAGCTCTTTTTAAAATAGCATCTTTACCAACAACTATTGTTGCTGGAGAGTTCCCATATTTAATAATGTATGCTTCTTTTAAGAATGGGTTTAGCTTTCTTGCCTTACATAACTCTGTAAACATCTTAAATTCAGGCATTGTTATTTGTTGCCCATTTGTAAGATACTCTGCTACAATTTTTGGACTTAATTTAACCTCACTACCATCTACCTCAAACTTTACTACTAAATCATTCATTTTCTACTCCTTATTTTATACTTTCAAAATCAATACCATTTTCAATCATAAACTGCTTTAGAGCCTTAATTTGCTCTATTGTTGCAGTTACCTTAAATTTTGCTACATATTTTTTAGCCTCTTCTTTTTGCTCTTTTATCTCAGGTTCTTGCGATGCAAGATTTTCATTTGCTTCAGCTTGTATTGCCTCTCTCTCCTCTTGTAGTTCTATTTGCGCTTGTAGCTCATTTTCTCTTTTTTGAGCTTCGATTTTAGCTTGTTTTATAGCCTCTTCTCTTTGCACTTCTATATTTACTTCGCTAATAGCTTTGTTTAAATCTTTATAAATTTGATATTTTGCTAAAACTCTATCTCTATTTGCTAAAGTATCTATTGTGTTTAAATCTTGTTGAACTTTTAATAGATACTCTTCTATCTGTTCTTTATAATATTTGTCCGATTTCGATTTAATAATATTTAAACCTAAATCTTCAAACTTTATAAAATTGAAAGTATTAATTTCGTTAAAATATTGCTTGAGTTTTTTTGCTTTTTGCGCTAAAATTTCATCTTCAACTTTAGAAACCTTATCTTTTAAGAGGCTATCAGCCTCTTTGAATTTAGAGGCAATAAATTCTTTATAAACTGCTTCAAAATCTTGATAAGGCTTCATTATAAGCTCTTTAATCATTTTTCTTTTACTTTCGTAAAAATCAAACTCTTTTTTTAAGTCTATGCGAGTTGTTTTAAGCAGCTTTAAATTAGCCTCGTTTGGCTCTATCGCTTCAAGATTTAGAGCTTTTATCTTTTGCTCTATCTCTTGCCCTTTAGCTTTTACTGCATCATATACGATAATAGGCTCTTGTTTTAGCACTATAATATCTTTACTGTCTACTGCCTCTATATCAATTACTTCGGTTTCATTTTTGCTCATCTTCCGCCTCCCATAAGCACAATATGTGCTTGCTGGATTTTTGCTAAATCCTTAACTGTTTTAGCCCCAGCTTTTACTGCTCTCCTTGCAAATGCAGGAGTAGCTGGGATATATTTTCTCTGTGTTTTTTTATGCAACTTGCTCATTTTCTATCTCCTTTTTGTATAGGCTTTCTATCTCATCTTCTAATACATCAAATGTATCTTCTAGAAACTCATTAGCCTCTTCTTTATCCATATTGTTTAAGATTAGTTGCAGCAATAAGTATTTGCCGAACCAATCGTTTGCCTTAATATCGTTTTGCTCTGCAATTTCTTGCAGCATTTCTGTAGATGTTAATTCTTCCTCTATTTCAAAAGTGTCTAAGTCTAGTTGTATTGGTTGGCTCATATCTTTTTTCCTCCTCTATAAAATTACGAACTCTGTTTGACTTTATTCTTGACATTCTTCAAATCTGATATTTCTATTATTGAAATATAATTCTTTTGTAATTTTCTCAACTAGCTCTTTTAGGTTAATATAAGTTTCAATTTTAGTCATTTTATCTCCTTTTTTTTAAATAATTTTCTTTAATTCGTCTAGGTCTACTGAATCTTGAAGCATTTCAACTTCTCTCTTTGTTAATTTAATATCTTCTAATGATTTGTTTTTAGCAATTCTCTTCATTATTTTGTGCAATGCAGACGGAAGATATACATCTCCTTCATATATGTATATTTTTTTGAGAAATTTTTTATAAAACTCTAAATCCTTTAAATAATCCCCCATTTTTGGCTCATATTTTGGTAGCCATAGCGACAACCCTTCAGTGTTCCTTGTAGATACTTTATTTCTGAAGTATAGAAAGAGCCTTGTTAGCTCTTCCCTTTTCTCTTGCTCTCTATCTAGTTCTATTAAGATTCTTCTTGCTAATTTTCTAGCTTTTTCTATCCCCTCTTTTCTATCTTTTTCATCTTTATACACTACTCTGATAAAATTATAGTGTCTCTCGTCGCTAACAAAAGGAAGCTTAACTTCACCAACATTTTTAGGGAAAAACATACCCTCTAATTGGTGGTATGTTAATATTTTTCCCTCATCAATTATTTCTCCGTCATAGTTTAAGTTTAAGAATTTAAATTTTTCTGCAAACTCATTTTTGTCTTCGCTGTAAGTGAAGTTGTTATCTATAAAACCCATTTTGTCTCCTTTTTTTATTTAATATAAAAGCTCCGCAAAGCTCTTAGATTAAATAAGAAGGCTAAGAGGTTAAACCTCGTCGCCAAAGATAAGCCCACCTTGACTTAATGCTCCCTGCTTACCGTTTGGTAGAGTGCCATACTCTGTCTTGCTTGGGTCGAACATTGATACATTCTTCCAACCTCTTGCTACTGCCCAGTCAAATACCCGCAAATCCAACAAGCTCGGCTACATTAGCCAAGCCACTCATAATATCTCCTGCTAAAAATTCAACTAATGTAGCCATTGCTACTCCTTTCTTTTATTTTTTATAAGCTAAAGCCTATATCAAGGGGCGTGAGGTGGTGGGGTGTATAATACTAAAGGAGGAGGAATAACACTTGGAAAAGATGGTATTTCTCGCGCCCCCAGATATAAGCTTTGTTGGTGGGCAGAGCAGGATTCGAACCTGCGACCAAGCGGTTATGAGCCGCTGGCTCTACCAGCTGAGCTACCTGCCCTTTAAAAATAAAAACAATGTTAAGTTAAATATCTCAAACACTAAAGCTTTTGTGGGCTTTTGTGTGTTTGTATGTTGTAATGTTAGCAAACCTAACCTTAAATAATTATTAAATTTGTTAGTATTCCTTACATTTTCTAGGATAAAATGATTTTTAGGTATAATTTTGATTAAAAAGGGGTATTATGTTTAAGATGATATTTAAACTAATAGGATTAGTTTTTATAATAGGTGTACTTGCAGCAATAGCTATTCCTAGGATAGCTGAAACTAATACAGCTAAAACAGAAACTTTTAGCAATAAAACAAAAAAAGAAATACATAAAGATAGACAAATATCAGATAATGAAAAAAAACAAATATTAAAGCTAGTTAAAGATGAGGGGAGAGTTAAGGACGCAATTTGGATGGATAGTGGCTTTTTGTATGTCGGTATGTATGATGACAAAACAAATAGAAATGGTTTTGCAGAATATTTATGTCTTAAAATACAAGATAAAGTAAAACTAAAAAATAAATTATTTATAAAAATAGTAGATTATAAGAATGTTTTACAAAATAAAGGTTTTAGAGAAATCGGAAATGCTATTTGTAATGCAGATTTAAAAGGTAGAATAGAACATTATTAGTTCTATCTACTTTAATAACTTTACTTTTAGGCTCTTATCAATAGTAAAAATCTTTATTCCGTATCTTTTAGCAGTTGCTTTAATTCTATTTGCATATCTTCTATCTATTGCAGTTTCTAAAATTAAAGCAATTCCAGGTTTATTATTTACTACGGCGGCGTATTGCATCGCTTGACCTAATGCTTCATACGCTTTATGACCAAAATCAACCTCAAAAGAGTATGTAGATGTATAGCAATCTATTCGTGTGCCATCTTTTAGCTTATACTCCATAATTCCTAAAACTTTTTTACAAAAAGCTTTTTGATAATATTTTTCTTTATGGTGTTTTGTATTTTTAGAACTTTTCTTGCCTTTTGTATAATAGTGCTTACTTTTTGATTTTAAATGTTTTGTATGCCTTTTTGTTGCTTTTCGTGCAGAGCAAGGATAAGAACACAAATTTTCACACGGTATGCCGTCTCTATCTCTATCTAATCGATAATATCCCATATTGTAATATTTACAAGCTTCAGCACAACTGCTTAGATATTTACAGTATATTCCAGCACTTAAAGGCGTTAAAAGTGTAAATAGACTACTTGTTATTAAAAGTTTTTTAAGCATTAATTCCCCCCCCTCCTGTTATGTATTAACGTTATAGTTTTAGTTATCTTCTAATATTTTTAATTTAGAATACTCTTTATGCTTCCATACAAAATATGGCTTACCTAATATTTGCCACTCAATACCTAAATCTTTTGTGTTAATAGTAGGATATTTTGGATTTAGGCTAATAATATTTGCGTGAGAGTTGCCTAAAAATTGCACTCTTTTAAGCTGCACTACATCGCCATATTGTATTAAGTAGATTCCATCAATATACTCTATATGTCTATTTGCTACCATATCTAAAAAAACAATATCGCCCTCGCAAAATTCGGGCTCCATACTATCGCCTACAATTTTACCTATTTTAGTGTATCTACTATCAAAACTTTTGGGGATAATTTCTTTAGGTAAATAGATATATTCTATATCTGTTTGCACTAATGCTTCAGCACCTGCACCGATTGCAAATGCTTCTATTTTTACTAAATCTTTTATGAGCTGAATTTCTGGGAAATAATCTACATATTTAAGAGGATTTTTAGTTATTTCTTCTTTTGCAATAAGCTCTTTTTTTGAAGGGTCAAATAGGTCTTGAACTGTTACATTTAGGGCGTTTGCTATTAGTTCTAATTTTTCAATAGATGGCTCATAAGTTCCATTTTCATATTGTGTAATTGAAGCTCTATTGATTCCTGTTAATTCAGACAATCTTAATTGTGTAATCTTTTTATTCTTTCTAATTTCTTTTATTCTACTACCTATATCCATTCTCAAAAACTCCTAATTGTTAGAAATAGTAACATTTTATGAGTTAGTAAACCTTACAACTTTAAGTATTGTTTAATGTAAGGTTTGCTAACATTATAAAAAACATAAAGGTTTTACTATGCAATTACTACCGAGAGGAACAATTAATGCTATTGCAAGAGAGTGTAATCGCTCTCATTCAGCTGTTAGCTCTTGGTTTCAGGGTAGAAACCTGCCTAATATTAAAAACGCTCTAATCATAGAGCAAAAATTTAATATTCCTGTAGAGGCTTGGCTAAACATAAATAGCTATTTGCAATCTCTACAAGAGAATAATATTACAAAACAAAAAGCGATTAAAAGCCCAATAGAGGGCGATTTGAGAGCCACAGAGGCACACCAAACAAAAAATGAGGATAAATAAATGGAAAAATATGACATATCAAAAAGTTTTAAATTAGGAAATAGTCATATTGAAAAGCTAAATAGACTAACAAGCGAATATAACTTTAATAGCGATAGTGAAGCTGTTAGATATGCAATAGATTTTGTAACAGCTTTGCAAGAATATGGACTAATGCAATATACCGTAGGAAAAATTTTAGAGAAGAAAGGCGAAAAAGATAAGTAACTCTCTCTTTTCTGCATACAAAAAAGTGTGTAGATAAGAGAGTGTTAGCAAATTCCCACACCGCCAACACTCTCAGCCTTTTTATTGCGTAGGAGCTTTAAAAAAGGCATAAAAATTATAACAAAGTTAAGCTTACTAAACCCTCCGACTTACTCCTACACTCCTGTGCGGGAGGGTTTTTTACGAAGGTTTAGTAGGCTTACAGCACAGGAGCAAAAAATGAAAGAACTACTAAAGGGGCTAAACCAGCGCCCTATAGCATACTATCCAATTTATCGAGAACTTACAGGCTCTACAACTGCGGCACTTTTACTTTCGCAGTTGATGTACTGGTTTAGCAAAAAAGATAAATTTAACAAAACCGATGCAGATATTATGCAAGAAACTATGCTAACAGAAAAAGAACTTAGAAATGCAAAATTAAAAATAAAAAATTTACCTTTTATAAAAATTACAAGAGAGGGTATTCCAGCTAAAACTTATTACGAAATTAGCTGGGAAACATACCAAACTTGTTTAGCCCAAAGGGAGGTAACAGTTCAGCCCAAAGGGCAAAACTGTGATAGCCAAAAGGGCGAAACTATTACTAAGACTACAACTAAGACTACAACTAAGAATAAAAAAAATAATATAAAAAAAAGTTTTGAAGATTTTATAGAACTTTTAAAAACTACTTTTAGACTCTACAGAATATCTACATTTACTGCAAAGATAAATAAAACAAATTCTACATTAGAAGCCTTTAAAGAGATTAAAGACAAAGATTTAGAAGCTATTGCTATTGCTTATGCGGAATATGTTAAACGAAATAAAAATCTAGCCGTTCGGCTGGACAAATGGCTGACGGCAGTAGCAGAGGGGAATGAGGAAGCAATAGAGTATGCTAGAAAACAAGCACCTAAACAAAACAAAGTAAATATGTTCGAGATAGTAGATACCTACTTCGATACAAAAGAGCAAATACAAAACGAAGTAGTTGATGCGGAGGTGCTAAGATGATAGCTACAAAAGTAAAACAAATAATGCTAATTTTAAATATTAGCACTACCGATACAGAGCAAGCAGTAATTATTGCACATAACATAGAAACTAAGCTAAAAGAGCTAAATCCAGCATTTTTAGATAAGTTTATAAACTATTGCGAAAAACATTTTAGCAATCCAGATTTTAAATACCTAACAGGCTATCAAAAGTTTGTAACTTTGTTAGAAAAGTTTAAAAAAGGATACCTAGAGCTAGAAAAGAAAAAGTTTGTAAGCGAAAAAGAGGAAGAAGTTTATAAGATACTAGAGAAAGTAGCAAAAACAAAACCAGCTGTAGAGGCTGCAACTCTTAAATTCATAAAAATTAATTACGAAAACTTTACAAAAAAAGATACAAAAGAACCTTTCTTTAGCAAAAATGAGCAAATGCTCTTATCTTTTGTATCTAAAGATTTAAGGGGCGTGCTTTACCAAATTGAGGCATTCGGAAAAGATAGTGTTGCTCAGACTATTTTAAATAGATTAGCTCAAAAAGCACTTACAAATGCTAAAGCAAATCTACTTCCAAACAGCACAAATCCGACCGTTAGCAAAGTAAAAAACATAAATAAATTAGTTAGAAAATTCTAAAGGAAACAAAAATGAATAAAACAAAAAAATACCTAATAACAACCTTTGCTCTGCTACTAGACGCTCTACAAGAGCAAGGATACATTCTAAGTAACGGCAAATTTAACTTAGAGAAAGCAAAACAAGATACAGAGCATTTTGCTTTCTGGATTAAGATTAAAAACATCTATACTTTTTTGCTGCAAGAAGTTAGAAACTTAAAAGGCAAAGAGAGAGATAAAATAAGCAAAGAGATAGATGCAGCTCTTAAAAAGCTTATGCCAGAGGACCAGCTAAGCGAGAGTTACATTATGCTTATAACTGCTCTAAGCATAGGAGATAGTTTTAACTCATCTCTTTGCCCTAAACACATTCTTTTAAAGGCGGAGCTTAATAAATTTGCTAATTTGCAAGAGGAGGCTATTGAAGCTCTTAGAGATATTGCAGGAAGAGAAACAGTAAGAGCCTCTTTAGTAATTGCAAACAGCATTAAGGATTTTATAGAAGATGGAAAGCTTATTCCTGTAGAGCTTAAATTACAAAATAAACCAAGATGGGCAAAGGGGGCGTAAAATGAAAAGACCTATTGCATTGCCAGCAGACTACAAAAGGTTTGATTGCCCTGAAAATATAGAAAATTTAGGGCTATTTGTAGAGCTAGAGAGCTTTAAAACAAGGTGGAAAGAGGCTAAAAAGAAAGGTATAAGAGCTTTACTTTTAGCACAAATAAACATAAAAGAGCAAACTCTAAAATGGTGTGCTTGGAGAGCTAGTAAAGGTAATTTTTACTTTGCAGATAGAAGAAAAATGGAAGCATTTGTGAATGCTTTTGAAAGGTTTAAAAATGAGAAATAAGCCTTATATGCTAGATATAAAATTGTATTTAGCTATTAATATTATTGCTCTTGTTGTGTCTGCATTTAGCTTTTATATATTTATAAATACCGATTTTATGCTGTTGTCGTTAGTAATTCTTATTGTAAATATATTTGCTTTGTTTTATCAAATATATCTTTTTTTAAAAATTAAAAATATAAGAGAAAAAATTTTACACACTATGCAAGAAATAGTGTATTTAGAAAGGAAATTGAATGAGCAAAAGTAACAATATAAGCATTGTTCCAACAGAGGCACAAGAGCAAAGAAGATTAGTAATGTGGTTGCAGTATAAAAAACTTTTCTTTTTTGCACCTACAAATGAGAATAACACATATAAACAAAATAGAAAATATGCACTAATTGCAGAACAAAAAGCTAAATCTTTAGGAAAATTAAAAGGCGTAAGTGATTTAGTTATATTTTTGCCAAATAAGATTTTATTTTTAGAGCTTAAAAGAGCTCCAAAAAGGCTTAAAAACGGCAAATTAAGCTTTTCGCACACTAAAGTATCTAAAGAGCAAGAGGCGTTTAAAAACAAAGTAAATCAGTATCCATACGCTAAGGCTGTAATTGCATACGGTGCAGATGATGCAATAAGAATTGTAGAAGAGGAATTAAAAGTAAGAAGCATTAGCAACATAGAAAAAAAACTAAGAGAAAATAAGATAACATCTCTTAGTTTTGAGAAAGATGTAATTTTAGTAGATGATGTAATTAAGATTTTAAAAGGTGCTGTAAATGATTAAACTAACACCAAAACAAGAAAAATTTGCTCTTGAATATGTAAAGTTAGGTAACGCCTCTAAAGCCTATAGAGTAGCTTATAATGCCTCAAAAATGAATAGCAATACAATAGCAAGAAAAGCTCAAGAGCTGCTCAAGCATCCTAAAGTAAGTATATACATAGACAAACTACAAGAAGAGATAAGAGAAAAGAGTAAAATAGATATAGAAAGAGTTATTCAAGAGATTGCAAAAGTTGCATTTTTTGATATTAGAGAGCTTTTTAATGAAGATGGCTCTCTAAAGAGTGTAAAAGAAGTTGATGAGAAAACAGCAAAAGCAATAAGCGAAATTACAAGCAATATTGCAAAAAGTGAAGATAATGAGATAACCGAAGTTGTTAAGTACAAAATGCACGATAAGACTAAAGCTCTTGATATGCTAATGCGACACTTGGGAGGATACAATAAGGATAACTCACAGAAGATAACTTCTATTATTGTAAAAGTTGCAGGAGATAATGAGAGTGAGTGAAATTGAAGTAAAGTTTAATATATCTCCTAAATTTAAACATCTTTTAAAAAACAAAACGAGGTGGGAAGTACTAAAAGGTGGTGCAGGTAGTGGTAAATCGCATAATACTGCTTTAAAATTAGTATATAGGGCTATTACAGAGCCTAAGCATAGAATGTTAATTCTTAGAAAAGTAGGCAGAACGATAAGAGAGTCTGTTTTTGAGCTAGCTAAACAAGTTATTTCAGATACAGGCTTACCAGAAAGCCTCTATAAAGTTAATAAAAGTGATATGACAATCACATTTTTGCATAATAATTCTAAGCTAATTTTTAGCGGATTAGATGACCCAGAAAAGATAAAATCTATTGCAGGAATTACGAATATTTGGGCAGAGGAAGCAACAGAATTTACACAGGATGATATAGAGCAGTTAAACTTAAGATTAAGACCAAATAGAAATGATATAAGCCCACAAATAATATTAACTCTTAACCCCATAAGCTCCACGCATTGGATTAAAAAGAGGTTTTTTGATAAAAAGCAAGATAATGTTTTAATCCACGAAAGCACATATAAAGATAACCCTTATTTGCCAAAAGAGTATGTAGAGGCATTAGAGAGCTTAAAAAATACTAATTATTCATATTATAAAATATATGCTTTAGGGGAATGGGGAAGCTTAAAAGGTCTTATTTACCCAGATTACAAGATTATAGACACTCTACCACAATACGCAGAACTCCATACTTTGGGACTTGATTTCGGCTATAACCATCCTCAAGCCCTCTTGGAGATTAAAATAGATAAGAATAATATTTATGTAGATGAGGTCTATTATAAAAGCGGTAAAACTAATGCACAAATGTTAGAAGAGCTTAAGGGTAGTAGGAGCGAACTATTTAAAATAGAGTGCTTTGCAGATAGTGCAAGACCTGATTTAATACAAGAGTGCGAAGATACAGGAATGCTTATAGAGCCTGCAAATAAAGCAGTTTTTGCAGGAATAAATATGGTTAAGAGCTATAATCTTTATGTAACTTCAAGAAGCGTAAATGTTATAAAAGAATTAGATAGTTATGTTTGGAAGTTAGATAAAGATGGAAATAGCTTAGATGAACCTATAAAAATCAACGATGACGCTATGGACGCACTGCGTTATGGTGTATTTACTCCTCTTTCTCAAGCTAATTCGCACAAATCTATATCTTTAAAAGTAAAGGGGCTTTGATGAGTTATAAAGATATAGACCAGGAGCATTTATACACTATTTTAGACAAGGAAACAGCAGATAGAGTATGTAGATTTTTAGCTGGTTATAGAGTAGTATTTAAGCGAACTAAAATAGAGCATAAAGAGATTTATAGCAGATATAAAAATATGAAGAAAATGAATTACAAAAATTGCAAAATTATAGAGATTTTAGCAGAGGATTTTAGTAAATCTAAAACGCAAATTTACAGGATAATTAAAAAATGCAAAAAGAAATCAAAAAATTAGCAATAGAGCTTTATAATAAAACATTAGAAGAGTTTTTAAGTAGCAAAGAGAGCTTTAAAGAGATATTAGAGCGTAATTTAAGTAAATATAATAAGAGTGTTTTAAAACTACTAAAAGAAGCTATTTATAGCTTATTCTCATCTTCTTTAACTAAAGATATAGAAGAGTTATTACCTACCGAAGTAGCGTTATCTAAAATGTTATATAAAAATGCAAAAGAGGCGGAGAGTAATATTTTAAGGCTATTTAAATCTAATAGCAAAAAAACTATAAAAGATATAGCGTTAATGCTTTACGAGGGATACGGTTTTAGGGAAAAGGAAGTTTTAGAAGTTAGAAAGCTAACACCTCTTTATGTTCAAAAATATTTAGAAAAAAGATTAAATCAAAAAAGATTTGAGAAAGATATTAATAAATTAAAGACTAAGCCTTTAAGAACCGCATACAAACAATTAGCAGAGGTAGCACAAAAGCACGATAAAGAAGCTACTAAAAAGGCTCTAAAAGTAGCATTAGAAGAGAAAGCAAGATACTATGCTAACAGGATTGCAGTAACAGAGCAACAAAGAGCTTTAAACTTAGGTAGAGCTAAAGAGTATTTAGAAGATGAAGAGATAGAGTTTGTAAGATACAGGATGAGCAGTAAGCACCCTATGATAGATATATGCGATTATTTCGCTAATTTAAACATAGGATACGGTAAAGGTATAGTGCCTAAAGAAAAGATGATTACATTACCTCTACATCCGCATTGTATGTGTAGATATGAGCCTTATTATAGAGATGTTGAATATAAAAAAGTAAAAGAGCCTGAAAAAACTACATTAGAAAAGTTTAGTAAAGAGGAACAGAGGCAAATTTTAGGAAGCTGGGAGGCTTATAAGGAGTTTAAGGAAAAAGGTAATATTTTAAATATTTTTAACAAGAATAGACCTAAGTATCCAATTCAAAATGTTGCTAAAGTTTTAAATGTAAGGATGAATAATTTAAGCACGGTAGATAAAATAAAACAGATGCTTAATGACATAAAAGCTAAAACAAAGTTAGTAAGAAATAGTATAATTGTTGGTTTTTTATCGGAAGATATAATTAATACTTTAAAAGAAAACAATATTACTATACACACAGAAGAGATATATTTAACAGCAAAAGGTTTAGCTCATCTTTCAAGGGATAGTAAAAAGAAAAGAGGGGCATCTCTAAGTGAGGATGATATACTAAGAATACCCGATATTTTAGAAAACTTTACAGATATATACCTTGAAGTAGGGGAAAACAAGTTTAATATAATTTATTGTGATTTTAAATCAAAAAAGTGTATTAAATTAGTAGTAGATACAAAAGCATATAGTAATAGAAAGGAAAAAATTACACTGATTAAAACCGCAGGATATATTAAAAGGGGAGATATGAATAATACAAGAATATATAAACATATATATCACAAAAGCAACTAAGGGGAGACCGTTACCTTCCCATCGCGACGACTTACGACTTAGATCCTCGCCGTTGGCACAACGGATTATTTCCAACTATCTTAGTTGCTTTGTATAATTATATCATATATTTAATAAATCTCAGTTATGTTTTTTAATTCTTTAAGAGATTGCTTTAGATTAACAACCTCTTTTAGTAGCTCTTCGTTACCTTCTGCTAAACTCTCTATTTTTTGCACGGATGCCTCAATATAATCTAAATTGTTAAAGTGTTCGCTTACTTCCTCATCATCTTCAAGCCATTCATCGTAGCTTAGAAGATAATAAGAAAGCATAGCCCCTTTATAGAGGTTATGCTTTCCATAGGGAGGATAAAACTTTATATTTCCTTCTTGTATAGGTTGTTTCCAGCTATTTAATTCCTCTTCTTTTATCCCATTAAATCTTGCTACTTTTTCCAAATCCATTTTTAATCCCTCCATCCAAATTCTTTTATATATTTTTCTAAATCTGGTTGCTTTTGTTGCCAGAAACCAAACACCTCTTTAAATAGTATATATTTTTGAAAAGTAGACAAATTATCTACTTTATCCTTTAATTGTTTTACAAATAATTCTAAATTAATATCTTCGGGGAGAAATTGTGCTATACTCATACCTTCATATATAGCACAATCTTCTATATGTAACCCCCAATAATTTGTTTTCCAAAACTCTTCGCTTGGAAGCGTCGAGCTTAGGCAACTTATAAGAGCTTTAATATCTTTTGCCCTAAAAATATTTTTTAGCTCCTCTTTTGTTGCCTCTTCTAACTGTTTTATTTCATCCAGCTTTTCTATAAGCTTTCTCCTCCAAGTTCCACTATCCTCATTTGCCCAGTTGCGAAAATTTCTTTCTGCTTCTTGCAAATTAAAGTATTTAGCCAATTCCGTAGGTGTTGTTTTCATGTTTTTCCTTTATATATGTAATATTTTCCGTTATTTTAACTAAAAGTGGAACTATTTGTCAAGTTTTTTGAGTTTTTTACAATATTTTCCGCAAAACTATTGACAACGGAAAATATTTCCGCTATAATTGTGGTATGAAAAGAAATTAAGGAGTAAAAAATGGAAAAATTAATCTTAGCACAACTTGAAAATAAAGAAGAAACTTATGTAGTATCTGAAAATGAAATTATAGAAGGTATTTATGATAATAGTCTTAGATATTTTACAAAAGAAGATATTGAAGCTTTTATTAAAAAATTTGGTTTTCATCCTCTTGAGATGGATATAGAAAAAATAGATGAAGATGAACTAAATGATTTTTTAGATGAGCATGAAAACTATGCACCTCAAATTGCACCAGGTTGCTACTGTGAAGATGTTGTTAGTAGAAAAGACTTAGAAGAAATAGTTGAAGATGGGGGTATTCTATTTTGGGACAAATTAGAATTTCCAACAAACGAAGCTGATTTTGATTGGGAGAAATATTATGTATACTGGGATGGTTCTAACCATAAATGTATTTTAATTGAATATATGTGCGAAATTGAAGCTGAATACCAAGGAAAGGAATTAGGAAACACTTTTGAAAAATATTACTATAAAACAAAAAAAGGGAATGATTTAGTTGTTTTTAGTAGTTATTATCAAGGAAGTATTGATATTTTAGATGAAGAAGAGTGTAATATAAATAAAATTGAGGAAGAATGCGATGAAAATAATTAAAATTCCAAAAAGCAAAAAGAAGTTACAAAGAATACTTAAAAAGTATTCTTTTGTAAAAATAGATACTAAAAAAATAAAATTAAAATAAAGGAGAAAATATGCAAAACAAAGAGATAACAGGAAAAACATTTCCACTAAAAGGGGCTTTCTATTTAAAAATAGAAACTCCTTTATTTGGCATAAAATTAGATAAATCGGAAGAAGGTAGCTATAAGTTATTAGCAAAAGGGTCTTGTTCAAGAGGCTCACACTCTACATATATGTAGAGTGGTTTCTTGGGAAAAGAGAGCCTACAGAAGAGGAAAAAGAGTGGTTTAAGAATGTTGTTACTAAAGGAGGATTGGTTTTAGGCAGGAAAATTCTTAATGTAGATAGACACGGCATTAGAATAAGAATTGCAAGACCTTACGAGGTCAAAGACAATAATCCAAGAGAGATTATTTTTAAAGAATTGGCAGAGGGGAAAGATGTGGCATATTCATCTAAAAAACACGATTATAATTTAAATGGGAGTGGCATTATTGCTTGGAAAAAAGTAACTTGTAGTTCTCGAACAGGTATGCACTGGACAGACTATATCTTGCTAATAAGATATAAAGATAGAGAATGCAAAATAGATATAAAAGAGCATTATAGTACTTGTAGAGGTAATATCTATAACACAGAAAAGGAATTAAAATGCGTAGAAGAGTAGAAAACTTAAAAGAAATAGAAGCCTTATATAAAGAGGGCAAAATTTCAAAAACCTCCTATTGGAGGGCAAAAAAAAGAGGCTGGTGTTGGGTTGATTACCACAAAAAAGCTTTAAATCCTAAAAATCCTATAATAGAAGAAAATATAGAGCTTCTTTTAGGGGTGGCTTACAAAAATGCTTTTAGGTTTTGTAGGCTGTATCTAAAAGATGGTTTTGTGGATAACACAGAAACAATAGGGGCAGATATAGCTCAGGAGGCTATTGCTTATGTTATAGAAGTGCAACCTAAAGGAGATATAAAAAGACTAATAGGTATTATTAAAAATAAGATAAAAGAGTATGCAACAAGAAAAAGAATATACTATATTTACTTTAGAGTAGAGAAAATAGAAAAAGAGATGCCGTAGTAGTTAGTTTACGACATGGCTTCCTTTAAATTATCCTCAATTTCACTATTAATTTGCTTAATAACATCATCACCAAGACTACCTAAATCATTTTTAATAATGCTATTTAGCTTTTGTTTTTCGTAAGTAGGAAGTGTATAACCTAAATCTTTTATGCTCTCTAAAACATTAATCTCTTGCATAATATCGGTAATATTAAAATCTTTAGGGTAAGTTATTTCAATATCGTTTTTAATGTCTAAATATCTACATATTATATCAAATGCTCTTAGCTCTAGATCATTTAGTTTTTGAGCAAATTTTGCTAAAGAGCTATTAAGCCCTTGAAATTTTATTTGCAATGCTATTCCGCTTTCTTTTGCAGCAGTTGTAGCAATATCGTAAGTAATTTCATTTATTCTTTTTTCTAACTTTTCAATTCGCTCTTGATATGTTTTTGCTGGGGCTTCAGGAGGTGCGATAAATTCAGGCTTATTCATCTCTGCACCATAGCTTATAGCGTTATCTGTGCCTATATTGATTTCTACATCCTTAGGCGTTCTAGCCTGAATTGTTAAAATACTAAAAGTTTGACTTCTTAAAATCTCATCTAATTCGCTATTTAGGTTAAATAATCTTTTACTAATATCTCCAATTTGTGTAAATTCCCCAACAGATGGGAACTCTCCGCTTTCTGTAAATTGCAATACAGGGCAAACTCCTAAGTTGTGTTCCCCTTGCTCTATAATAGTATCATCTTCATAAATAGCCCATTTTGTGGTATCGTAATACCTTTGTATTTTCTTTATATCTTCGTTATCTAAAGTAGAGTTATCTATAATATCCTCATATAAAATCCACTCAAATTTACCAAACTTATCTATTTTATATTTAATTATTCTTTCTGGTTCTATAGGCACAAAATACGGCAAAGCTCTTTGCTCTTTTTGCTCTTTAAGTGTAGTAGGTATCTCTTTAGGCATATCGATTAAGAGCAACATAGTGCCTCTAACTTTAGCCATAGAGGCAAAATTAGACATAAAAATATCTATTGCGTTACCTTTTTTATCTACATCATCAAAAATTATTTTTATTAGGTCGCTTGAAGATGTTCTAATAGGCTTTTGCTTAAAAAGATAGCCTACATATTTCTCTACTTTTTGCTTAAAAATGTTTTCATAATATGCTACTTTTTGCCTCTCTTTGTATTTGTCGTTGCCCTCTCTAGGATATTTATCTAAATAGTTTTTATCGTAAAATCCACCTTGTGCGTTATACGCATTTACTGCAACCTGCCACATCTCTTTATATACTTGCATTTACCACCTCTTTAAAAATTTTGTCTATGTTTTTGATTGTATCTCTTGCCGCGTTGTATAAAAATTCATCACCTTTGTAGCCTGGATGATTTACACTTTTTGCAAATTGAAATACACTACCGCTAGTCCATCTTAAAGCTTTTTTATTTTTAGGTAGAATTTTGTGAGGCTTAGAGCCAAAATGCACAAAAATAGCATAATTTACATATCTACCTCGCCAATCAACCAACATCCCATTATTTTCTACGCCAACTTCTCCCTTTAAACCTTTAACCTTGTGATAGATATTATTTTCCAATCTGCCCGTTTTTGTGTGAGGTTTGACATTTTCTAAAGTTTCTTCGTAAATGTCTTGTGTAATTCTTCTTATTAGCTTTTTGCCGACCTTTTCTAAGCTATTTAAGTCATCTAAGACATCTTCTAAGCCTTTTATTTTAATTAACACAAACAACTCCTATATCATGCGCACTCTCAAAATTCATAACTGCTACTTTTAGATTTGCTACTGTATCTTCATCGGTAACTGTAGAGTGCCAGAGGGCGATATTGTTTATTTTGTTTAATATTTTTGCTTCTAAGTCGAAAAAATCTTTATATAGTATCTCTATATCTTTATTTTTTCTATCGAAACCAAACGCAACTTGAAAAATAAGCTTAGATACCATATTGCCTTTTTTTCGCTGAATTGGTAAAATTCTAATAAAAGGGGCGTCTTTTGCTCCTATGCCTTTTTCTAAACCTATAGCAATAGTTTTAATGTCTTCTATCTCTTGCAATTTTGCTTTTACTAATTCTAAGTATTCGTAAGTATCCATTTAAGACCTGCCTAATTTTACTGTATATATTGTATCTTCATCCAAAATACCATCCTGCCCTTTTTGAAAAAGCATAGCGTCTTTTAAAAATCTCTTATACTCTTTTTCGTAAATATTGTATTTTTGTTGCATCCCGTCTGCTTCTAACTGTGCTTTAGCACAAAGCATATAAACTCTATTTACTACTAATTTTTCTTTGTAAAAATCATCTGTAATGTTTAATTTATCTACTTCTTTTATTGCTTCTTGCTCATAATACTCTAGCTCTTCAGTTTCGATACTATCAATTAAAAACTCATCTTTGTATTCATATATCATTTTTAATGCCTTTTGCTTTTTTAAATAATATTTTTACTTTTTTACATTTCCTGCCAAATTATGCAAAAAATGGTCGTAATAATAGACTTAAAATTGCTGGAGGTAATTTATGTTTAAAAAATTAAAAGAGTTGCTAGAGGCTGGGAAAATTGATGAAAATATTGCAAAAGAACTTGATAGTGAAATTTCTGTAGCTCTAAAAGAGGTAAGAGATGAAGATGCAAGCTATAGAGTAAAACTAAAAGAAGTTGAAGACTCTTACAAAAAACAACTAGAAGAAAAAACAAAAGAGCTTGAAGAGAAGATTGAGGAAGCTAAAAAAGCTGGAGAGCTTGAAGTTGCTAAACAGTTTGAAGAGAAGTTAAAGGCTCTTGAAAATGAAAAAAGTGAGCTAGAGGCTAAAACAAAACAGGCTCTTTTAGATAGTGCAATTAATAAAGTTTTAGCAGAAACTAAAGTAGTAGATGCAGATTTAGCAAGATTGTACCTAAAAGAGCATATTTCTTTAGAAGATGATAAGCCTATTGTAAAAGTAGGAGATGAGGTTTTAAACCTTGAAAATGGCGTTAAAAAGCTATTTGAAGCAAAGCCAAACCTTTTAGCAGCAGCAGGAAATGGTGGAAGCGGTGCAAGTAATGGCGGTGGCTCTTATGTAGGTAAGAGAAAAAGCGAGATGAGTCCTACAGAAAAAGCTCAATTTATTAAGGAAAAAGGGCAAGAGGCATATTTAAAATTAGAAGATTAACAAGGAGAAATAAATGGCAATAGAGATTAGTAACGAGGTGGTAAATACACTTATTACCGAAAGAATTATGCAAAATGCAAGAAACTTTAATACGGGTACAAAGGGAACTATTGTGCCTCTTACGGATTATCATCAAGGTGATTTTGAAGAGGAGTTATTCTTTAAGCCTATTGGTGATTTAAGAAGAAGAGATCCAAATAACAATAATACAGCGGTAGTAGATACGCTTGATAACTCTAAACATAGAGCGGTTAAGATTTATCTATATAAAAAGTTATCTTACAAGCTTACGGATATTAAAAGATACGGAAAAGATCCAGACGCTTTAGCGGTAAGAATCGGAGAGGATTTAGGTGATTTAGTAACCGTTACAATGCTAAACAAAGGGCTAATTGGTGCGATTGGTGCTATTGGTGCAGGAAATAACACAGTTTACGATGGAAGTTCGGCAACGCCTGATATGAAAACACTAAATCAAATTTTGAGATTATTTGGCGACAACATTCAAGCTCTTCAATCTTGGGTTTTAAATTCTAACGCTTATTTTAATTTAAATAATGCAGGAATTGATAGCTCTCTTGATACTGTTGCAAGTGGTATTTTATATAACGCTACACCTGCAACAATGGGCAGAAATGCTTATGTAACAGATAGCACAGCCTTAACTGATGCAGATGGAAACGATATTATTTTAGGGCTTCAAAGTGGTGGTGTTGTAGTTAAAGAGAGTGAAGAGAGAGAACTTATACAGCAAATTAAAGATGATGGTGAAAACTTAGCTCTACAAATATCTTTAGAAACTGCATTTACTGTTTCTATTAAGGGGTATGCGTACAAAGATACAGCAGGTGCAAACCCAGATGACGCAACACTTGGAGCAAGTGCAAACTGGGAACAAGCAGTAAGCGACATTAAAGCAGGTGCTGGAGTGTATGGCAAAGTTAAAAGTGCGTAAAGGGTAGATAATGTCTAAAGTTGTTATTTATAGCTCGGCTCTAATTGCTGGGCTTGATGGAGCATACAGAAATCCAGCATTTTTTGAAGCAGTTGAGAAAGACGCAAAGCTAGTTTATACAGATAGAGATGATATTAAAAAGCAATATGAGCAAATAGACATAGAAGTAAAGCCTTTACCTAAGAAAAAAACAAACAAAAGACAAAAAGGCTAGGCAATATGGAACAAAAGTGGCAAATGTTTGAGAGTGCAAAGCTTATATTTTTTGGAATTGCGAGTGCGTTTAGTGCTTTATTGCTCTATTTAGGAATAGATAGAGAAGTATTTACAATATTTGCTGCTTTAATTGTAGTAGATTTCTTTACGGGCATTGCTGCAGCTAGAACACTAAATCAGCACATTACAAGTAATCGTGCAAAATATGGAATTGTTAGCAAATTTAGCTTGCTTTTAATTCCTGTTGTATTAGCTGCAGCAATAAAAGCAGTAGGAGCAGATGCAGCAGTTGCTTTTAATTGGGGAATTGGGCTAATGGTATTTAGTGAACTATACTCAATTATTGGTAATATTGTAACAATACGCACTAAACAGGTATTGCCAGAATGGGACGCTTTGTCGCTCTTGGCAAGAAAAATAAGGGAGCGTTTTGAAGATGAAAAAAAGTAACTTTAAGCTAGGTAAAAAGAGTATGCAAAGACTCGTAGGAGTGCACCCTCTTTTAGCTTTTGCAGTTATAGAAGCTATAAAAATAAGCGAGGTTGATTTTGGAGTTGTTGAGGGGGTAAGAACTTTAGAGCGACAAAAATGGCTAAAAGAAAATGGCTACTCTAAAACGCTTAATTCTTATCACCTTTACGGTCTTGCTGTTGATTTAGTGCCGTATGTAGATGGTAATTATAGATGGGACAAAATAGAGCATTTTGAAGAGATTGCTAAAGCTATGCATACTGTTATTAAGAAATATAATCTCCCTATTCAAAACGGCTTCGATTTATGGGGATGGGATAGACCGCATTGGCAAATGACAGGCTGGCGTAGGCATTATGACATTAGAAAATTAGCAAAGGTGGAATATGTTTAATATATCTTCTTTTATTAGATTAGGATTAATTTCAGTGCTGGTTGGCTTGGGAGTTTATGTTTATTTACAAGAGCAGGACTTAAAAGAGTTAAAAAATACTAATTTAACTCTGCAAGAGCAGTTAAAAGTTTGCAAAAGCGAGAACAAAGCAAAAGAGTTTGAGCAAAAGTGGGCGGATGAGTTTAGACGTACTTATGAGATAAATAGCACAGATTTAGAAGCAACAGGAGTAGAAAATGAAGAGATTATTAAGAGTGGTTCTAATAACAATACCTTTAGAGATACTTTTTAGTGCGTGCAGTGCAAAGGAAAAAATTAAATATGTTACGCCTAAACTCCCTAAGCTTAGAACTTGCAAAGTAAGCAAAGCAAAGGTTAGTTATACAAAAAATGGCAATAAGATATGTTTATCTAAAAAAGATTATCGTACTCTAAAAGATAGGAATTATCGATTAAGAGTGTGC